TTCTTGAGTTTTAATTATATACTCTGATTTCTAATGAACCAAACTGACCGATGAGGTCAATAGCCGAACCATCATTTGCATTGGTTAGTTTAAAGAAAATTCTATCATTGTCAAGTCTTGCAGAAATAATATGTTTATCAGAACCAACTCCACCATTTGATTGACTTAGAGAGCAAACCGTCCAAACCTTATTGATAGGAAAAGCACCGTTAAGGGTTCCGAAAAACTCACCTACATTATTTCTGCTCCAAACGATATTACCAATAGTATTTTCAAGGACAATTGGATTTGGAAGCGCGGGAGAACCGCTGGCAGCCAGTAAACAGGTATATACTTTATATGGTCTTGATGCCGTAATCATTTCCTGTGCCTTTTTCTTTTGGATGTAGTCATTATCTTGAGCATTATCTCCAAAATAAGTTCCTGAGCTTAATCCTCTTGGATTGACCGCTTGATGCTCAATTAAAATAGGTTCATCAGTAGAACTGCTTATAAGAATTCCTTTTACTTTATCATTGCCATCAATATTTCTTAATGAGAGTCCAGTTTGATTGACACTTAATCTGGAAGTATAGGAATATGCTAAGATTCCATCTGTTGAAACATCAAATGTTGAAGCAACAGAATCGTCTAAAGCAGAAGATTTTAATTGTACCGATGAAGGGAAAAATACTAATGAGTTTTGTAATCCATCAACATTATTTACTTTATAAAGATAACTTTCATATTCGGGACCATCACCGTTTTCAAATTGGATATTTCCAGAAACAGGATTATTAATTTCGGTTCCAGTAATCGGAATATATCCAGAAACATCAACTATTCCGGAGAGCTTATCCCAGCCTGGAATACCGGTATTATTCAAATTATCAACCCAAACATAGTTTTCTCCTGTGTCAAGTAAATTCCATACATCCCCAACGGTTTGACCAGAAGTAGGTAAAGCTCCAAAATTAGCAACCGAACCCATTACACGATATGTTCTACTCAATAAAGAGTTAATTTGAGATTGGTTATAGTAATTTGCAAAAATCCAACCTCTTTGAACATAATCATTGTTACTTGAAGGTGTGTATAATTGAGCAGCCGTAATTCCGGTTGATGGATTTATTGTAATATCATTTGCGTTTGTACCTGGATTTCCTACCTGTAAATAAGATGCATTCATTCTCACCCATCGATCAAGAAAATCTCCAGTTATTAACGCTCTGCTTAACTGCCCTTGCTGTGGACTCCCATATACGCCTTCTGAAGTATTTGTTACCCCAGAAAGAGTGTTGTTTGAATGAATAATTAATTTATTACTTATTGCTCCATCATTGTATCCTGCACCAACGCCAATCATCATATTATTACGCCCCGTAACACCTTGCCCTGCAGCCCAACCTATTGCGGTATTGAAATCTCCAAGATTTGAAGTATTCATTGCCTTGTAGCCTATCAATGTATTACCAATTCCTGTTGTATTGGTAAATCCAGAATAAGCTCCGACAAAGGTATTTTTATATGATGTTGTTCCGCTGGAACCGCTCTCATTTCCAACATAAGTGTTTGCTGCTCCGGTAGTCGACTTACTTCCTGCGTTGATCCCAAAAAATACACAATAATTACCAGTTGTTAATTCAGAACCAGAGTATGCACCGAAAGCCACATTCGCTGTACCGGTTGTAACTTTTGCTAAAGAATTAAATCCCCATCCATGATTATATGTACCGGTATGCGAAGCGTTTAAGTTTCCAAAATAACATGAATAAGTTGTTGGATTAAAATATAGTTCTCCAGCTCTTCCTTGACTCGGTTGAAATATAATTGGCTTTGTTGTTCCATTTCCCCGATCAATGACCGATTGTAAAGTGTCGGTTTCGGCAAAAGTTGGTTTATTAATCAAATCATTATAATTGCCAGAGATACCAACCTTATGTATTTTTACTTTTTCAACGGCTTCCTGTACCAATGAAACACTTCCATCAGGATTTGTAGTTGGAATAATGCTGAACTCAGATAAATTTATCTGGAAAGAGGATCCGTCGTTTTGTGTGATAGTAATAATATTTTGTGCAGCATCATACTCAGCATTTTCAATACTGATATCATTTGTTGCTAATCCGCTCAGATCAACATTCTGGGTTTGCTGTACTCCATTTTCTCCAGTATAATAAACTGAAAGAATATTTCCATTCAGCTGAGGTTGTTGAATGGAAGTTAAGGTTTCAATCTTTGCTTTCCAATTCTGAGCAAGTTGAGGAGTAATATTTTCGGCATCAGCATCAGCCTTTGTATCAACCTCTTCTCCCATAAGCTGAAAAGAATCGCGAACATCTTTCGCTTTTATTTTTTTTTGGTTGTTATCAGGAATCTTAATTCCGATTAACGCTAAAATTTCTGCAATTGTCATAATAATTAAATATCAAAGTCGTCTGAAAAATCATCTGAAAATCCGCCACGTAAAACGTTTTCAATGACGCATCTACATACCAGTTTAAAAAAATCAAAAAAAGCCATAATTAATCGTCGTAAACGTTCAAACCCCATCCAACATTTACAGTTGAGGTTTTTACTTCTGTATTTCCACATTCGAAGCATTCTCTTTTGTATAATGGGAAATGACTTTTGTGTCTGCAAAGCCATTCATGCATTGAAATTAAAAGGGGATTAATTCTTTCCAATACAGCATTATCCATTTTGAATTTTACATCTTTCGCACTTCCACTTGCTGTACTTGCGGTGCTTCCAATTGTATTCGGGTTTTTCAACTGTTGGCCTGATTCTGTCGTTTCAAGCCAGCTCGGTACAATGGTCATTGCTTCAACACATTCGGCAGTAATTTTCCACAGATACTGCTTCCAAAGTTTTTTATACCAATCATTGGTAACAAATTCGATTGCATTTACAATTTTACCTTCCTGAAGTAAATTATCTGTAAACTCGATCTGATCTTTAGCATAATCAGTTTTGACTTTTTGAAGAAGATCAGATTTATTTGATGCTGTTACCTCAATGTTTTTCTTTTCTATGAAATCCTCGTAGAATTCGTAACCTAACTCAGATTTAATCCACCTTTCTTCAGCTACGATAATATTTTGGAGGATCATTCTTTCTCCTTCAGTTCCATCGGTAGGAGAGTGGAACTTGACTTCGTCCGGAGTTATCAGCGTATTTCTACCTGTGTTATTTAGCCGATACATCTTTTTGCTTTTTTTGGTTTGTTGAAATAATTACTGAACCTTCATTATTTGGGAGAGGTTCTTTTCCAAAAATTTGACGTCCCTCATCCACGGTAAGAATTGCATTGGCATCAATATCTCCCGCGAAACTTTCCGGAACCACAGGAATAAATTCGAATTCCTTTTCACTCCAGTTTGTACCCATCCATTCGTCATAAATTTCAAAGAAGGGAGTGATAAAATCTTCGATGATTACCTGACGGGTAGGCTCAATAACAGTTTTGTTTTTTATATCGAAAATTGTTCTTACATAAGAGTTTCCACCATTTCCAATCCCCTTACTCATATTTTGCCCAAATAGAGCAGAATCCCAGTTGTTCGCATCGATGATCTTTTGTTCAACATTTTCACTGAGCTTCAGATAATCTCCATCTGTCTGCTTTTTCATATCGTGAACGGCTCCGGTTCCCTGCTTATTAGAAATGAATGCATATCGCCCTCTTTTTCCGTCTCCGGTATGCTGTGCTGCAATTTTCTTAGCTACCTTATCTAATTCTGCATCTGTATGATTTCCTTCAAGAACTACCAAACCTCCGATTACAAGATTATTCTCAAAATTGTCAATATTATATCTTGCAGCTTTGTATTCCAGAATTTGCTGAGGTAATGAAGCAACATTCTCAGGCATCCCATAATAGTCATAGCCTGGCATTTCATTTTTTACATGAATGAGACAATGTTGAGTGCCTTGTGTTGGATGTGTCCACCACTGAGTGTTTTCACCATCATAAATTGGAAGCTCAACAGCATCCTTCTCGACGTCAATAGACCAATCATCTTTAATATTTCTGAATTTTTTTGAGATATAAACACTTTGCGGAACATCATTTTCGTCAGCTTCAGATAATCTGCATTCAAGAAATTTTCGAGGGAAAGCCATTACCTTTTTTGTTTCTCCGACTTTTGATCTGATGATCTCAATGAAGTCATTTCCAACTCTGAAATATTTATTGAATAGACCATCAAGAACTTTTCCCATACTTTGGCGCTTATTGTTTATACGCTTTTGTAACTGTTTAAATTCTTTCAATTCAGATTCTGTAGCATCTTTAATGGTTAAGCCATTACCGGCACAAAAAAACACCTTGGAGTTAATACAAGCATTTGTAGTGGGACTGCCTAAACTTGCTTCAAATAGTACCTGAAAAAAGTTGTCTTTCGGATTTAGAAAGGGAATATATGGTTTTGATTTTTCAGGCAAAAGAAAAGCAGCTGAACTGCCAGAAGGTTCGAAAGGAATAGGATTAACCACATCCAATTTTACTTCATTACTGGCTGTCAGTGTTGGAGTTTGCTTTTCGTTGTTTTTTTGGAGGTGTCTTGCTGTCGGCTTCTTTGGTGAGTTCATACCCTTCAGGTTTTGTATCTTCTAAAATTTGATCTTCTTTGATTTTTTCAAATTCCTTTTGTGATGGGATTTCTTCGAAATAATTTAAGAGCCTTTTATTATTGCTTTTATTAGCTAAATCAAACAATACATGTAGGTCTTTTCTCTGTCCTAATGGAAGGGATGAGTTATTAAACCCTACCACGGTATTTAAAAACTCATCCTTTATTTTAAGTTCCATAATAATTTTGATTATGGTTTATCAATAAATGCTTCTAAGGAATCTCTTCCGCCTGTGTACTCCAATGGTCCACGAGAGTAAACTCCTTTTAATGAAAGTGTACCTCCGTTTTTACCGTCGAATTTCTCTTCCAAATGGATTTCAGAACCGTCATTCTTCATTTTGAATTTCGGAATCACTTTGTCATTTACCCATTTTTCTGCGAGAACGTGAATACTTCCTGTATTATCGACAATCACCAAACCAATATTTGAACATATAGAAGCTGCTGAAAGTCTTGCGAAGAAATTGGTTAAGCTATTGCCCATTTTTCCTAATTCTCCGGTAATTTCATAATCCCATTTTTCGGATCTACCATTCAAAGTTTGCTTTGCAGTAAACTTTCCTGTCTCATCCTCCAAATCAATTGGGAAGAGTTTCGCTCCATCAGCTACAACGGCTCCGTCTCTCAATTCAATTGCTGTGTATGGAGGTAAAATTAATGCTGCAGTTGGAGCAGCTTGTGTGAAACCGTAATCTTCCGGATCAAACCAGAATAATTCAGAAATACCTCCCGAAATAGGTCCACATGGGGTTTTATAAGATTGTCCTTGAAAACTTAACATGTTTATGATTTTTAAAGTTATAAATTGATTATCCTACACCGTTTGTCTGAGCGATTACGACATCTTTAGGTGAAACGATCTCAGTACCTCCGACAGCTTCTGCCAGATACTTCCAAGAGAATTCATCTTCGTCATACCAAACCTTCATAGCCTTCCCTTCAAGCAATCCGTGATTGTAGTCCTTGTTGGTTCCCCAGATGAAATTTTTTCTTAGTGTAAGTACACATGAGTGAGCCTGTTCACCACCATTTAATTTTTTTAGTAATGGTTTGAATGTTGGCTCTACCATAACAGGAACATCATCAATTTTTAATGAAGGCTGTCCTTGCTGGTAAAGGTTCAGGTTACCTGCATTTTCACCGATCGACTGATAGTATCTCCAAAGTCCTTTGGCCATATCATAGTCACATGTAAAATACTTTTGCATTCCGGTAGCGTTTTCAAGATTTGTAGTCTGAGCATCAATCATGTCTTTGAAAACACCATAGCATTGTGCTGGAGTTAGATCTCCTGAAGGAATTGCCGGCCCTAAAGTTGGCTTATAATCAGGATTGTTTAAAGCGATATAGTTTCTCAACTTAATGAAAATACCATCAACAATATTCCAAGAGATTTCAGAGTCCGAAGCTCTTGTAACATCACCAAAATAAGCGTTTGTTGCAATGTCCTGACCGAAAGCACCTTTAAAGAAAGTAAGAATAAAATCTCTGAATTTTGGATTTCCGTCGGTAAAATCTTTTAAACATCCCTGATAGAATTCTCTTTCACAGATTTTGGTTGCTCCGTACATTTCGTCAACAGTAATCTTTCTATTTCCGGAACGTGCAATTTTACTCCAGTCAACTTCGCAATTCTGATCTGCTCTCCTTAAAATATTCGCTTTTTTGAAAATATCCAGGATAGGAGTTCCTTTCATCATTGACACATTATCTACAAGGGTAAACTCTTGCAAAGTGCCGGCATAAGCACCGTTAAACTCAGGTAAAACATCCTGAAAATGTGTGTGGATAAGTAGTAAAAATAATGCCTGTGGGGTTAATGTAAATTTTTTCATCGTTTAATTTTCTTGATTTATTGATCCTTCACCAGAGTTTAACGCCAAACCAACTCTTCTTACAGTCAGAGTTATTGTCTTTCTTGTAGATGATACTACATTTGCCGTAATCGTAAAACCTTCGTTTGTATTGAAGTTCTCCGACAAATCGAAAGTTGTATTTCCGTCACTTGTTGCAATCTTTTTTGATTGCTCATTTCCGTCACTGTCAATCACCCAGATATTCATTGCTTGGAATGTCTGACCAGCGGGAAAAGTTGAAGTGTCTAATACTGACAAAACCTTAGTACTAGGATTGAAAGTATATTCAAATGCTGCGTTGAAATCTGTTGTTTCACAACCGCAGAATGTTCTTAATGCTTTATTTTCAAATGGATTCATAGTCGTTAATTATTCGAATGATACACCTTCAAATTTTTTAGCTTCATTGTTTTCAGGTGTAGGAGCAGGAGTTTGTTTGTTTGAAATTTTATTTTCAATTTCTGTTTTCCATTCACCTAATTTTTTCCAATCTTCTGATTCCTTAAAGTCAACAGGTTTCACGGCTTCGGCAATCTGCGTGATCATATTCTCAGGCAGTCCGTTTGTAAAGAAATTGGAAATAGCGTTCTGAATCTGCTCATTAGTTGGAGCAGGAGGTTCGTATCCCTCAAGAGCTGTAGCCACAGCATTTGTAATGGTTTCGGGAGTGAATTTGTTTTGCTCTCCTTCACCTTCTTTTGGAATGATATTAAAATTTGCTAAAGCAGAGTTAATAGCATTTCCGATAAGTGTTGCTAAATTCATATCTAAATTGTTTTGAATTAAATTTTCGTCTGGTTTCTCTTCTGTAGAAGGCTTGTTTACTAAAGAATTATAAACATTCATAGGTTCGAAATTCTTGAACGGCCAGTCAGCTTTATTAATTGCTGAGGTTGGATTTTGAGTATTAATTACTTCTTTAACAAAGCCATTTTTTTGAACATCTTCACCATAAAACCATGTGGTTTCGTTCATCCATTTTTCAACTTGGGTAGAAGTTTTTCCGGTAAGATTTGCATAGAAATCACGAATATTATTGTTGAAATTTCGCATTTGCTTTGCATAATTCTCGATCTCATTAACATCTCCCCAAACACCGCCAGAAACATTATGAATCATGTAGTAGGCATTCTTAGAAATCTTTGAATTTTTGGATGCAGAAAGAATATAGGTTGCAGCAGAACATACCATTCCGATACCTATTGTTTCAATATCATATCCATCATTTTCTAATTGCTGAATAAAATCATGCATTGCCATTGCATCGCCAATCTGACCTCCAAAAGAGTTGATGGTAATACGAATATTCTTTAAACCAGAATCAAGAACTTCTGTTCTAAAGGATTTAAAAGAAACTGAACTTTCATCTCCCCACCAGTTTTTTAAGATTTCCTGAGTTTCAGCATCGACAATAGTCCCATCGATAAAAACATCAAGTCTATCTCCGCCTTGATTGGTTATGTGATAATTAAAAATTGGAAGTTTTTTCATACCTCTGTTATTACGTAGCAAAGGTATTTCAATAATAAAATAGTATTCTAATAGAAAACTAAATAGTGTTTGTGAAATACAAACACTATTTTATATATTTGATTATGAAAAAGAAATTATGGAATTTGTTTGAGGACTTTATATTGAGTATATATTATCCGAGATTTCGGGGAGCGTTCAGCTCCGGAACCAATCTGATTTTTATGATTTTGTTTTTTCCTCTGTGGATTCTTTATCGGATTTTGAGAAACAACGATCAGTAATTCCCTTCACGGTATTTCTGGAAATATTGAGTTTTTGAGAAATTTGTCCTAAAGAAAGCCCTTTATTTCTTTCGATACATACTTTAAGCTGGGTTTCATTTACTCCAGCATACATACAAAACTGTTGAAAATCAGCTATGGCCATTTCCAAAGCTGTATTTTTGTCTTCAGGATTAAGCATTGATTTTTGATTTGTCATTTTGTTTAGCAAAATAGTTCTCAGAATTTATATTTAAAACTGCATCACCGCTAAGAACAGAATTTATAAAAGATTCAGGTTGCAAATCAGCATTTGTTACTGAATAACCCAAACCGTTTAAAAATATTGTTGATCTTTCGTTCCCTGTAATTGTAATCTGAGACTGATCTCTGGCGGTAATATATCCGTAAGAATACGAATTTGTTGTGAGTAATACAACTGATCTTTCAAAAGATTCTATCTCTGCCATTGAATTGTCATTAAGTTCAATATTTAGTCTTGCAGCATCACAAATTACTTTGCATCTTTTGTTTCCGGTTTGAGTTAAATTAAGTGTACCGTTTGATAAAATTATTATATCAGTTGATGAATCTCTGATAGTAACTTCTCTGTCGTAAAAGCCCTCATTTTCTAATTCTTCAACCGGAAAATATTGAAGCATTTCACGAAAGCCATTTTTAAAAATCCATTTAAAATTACCTTCAGACTTTACAATCCTTAGAATATCCCCATAACTTTCGGCTTTAACATACAGATGGAAAAGCTGATTGATCTCAGCCTTTCTCTGTTTGTCTAATATTAAAAATTTTAATTCTTCGAATGTCAGTGTCATAATGTTGCTATTTCTGATTGTTTTCTTTTTTCATTTTGGTAATTGGTCACGTCGTTAGGATTCAACACCGTTTTTCGATTAACCTCTTTGTTTAAAGATTCAGCAGTACTGCTGAGCATTTTCTCAACCCGATCCATTCTCTCATTAACTTCTGTCATATTTACAGATGATGAAACAATCTGATCAGTATAACTGCTAAATACTGGAGGTTGAGTTCTATTCCAGTTAAATACACCTCCGGATTCATACTTTTTAATTGTAGCACCTCCATACCAGTCAACACCGCCTCCGAGAGCGTTTATTTTACTGGCTATCTGTGAAGGATTTCCTGTCACGGTGTAAGTATTTTTATCCTTCATAGAATTAGCATTAATAATACCTTCGTTTCCTTCCATTTCTGCAACTTTTTCACCAGTTACCGGATTATATACAGGCATTCCTCCGTTTGAATGAGACGGACCTCTTAAATTTCCGCCTTTTCCTAAAAATTGACCACCTCTTTTATATTGTGCGCTGTCAATCCCTTTAATTGTAGATGCATACTGCACACCTGCCAAAATCGTTAGTACCCCTCCCATAATAGCTCCTGCAATCGGTCCTAACTGCCAAACAGTTGACCAAATATTTGCGAGTTGCATAAGAAAAGCAATTTTTGCTTCGGCTTTTTTAGATTTTTTAAGTTTTTCTCCAGCTTCTTTATCGGCTTTTTTCTTTTTCTCAGCTGCTTGTTTTTCGATACTTTCACGTTCGGCGGATGATTGTGCAAATCTTAATAACTGCTGTTTTTCAAGATCAATCCTATCATAAGCTAACTGTTTACTTTGCTCAATTCTTGCTCTTTCTGCATCGAAATAACTATTCATTGCTAAAGTAGCAGTATCAAAAGCCTGTGCTATGACAAAACCCAGTTGTTCAGAGTAATCCTTACCACCAAATAAACCATCACCATCCTTTCCAAGTACAATTTGTCCGGTACTCTTATTTTTCAATGAATTAGTAATGCTCGAAGCAAGTCCTGAAGCTCCAGAACCTGGAAGGCCACTATTTGGAAGAGTAGCATTTGTTATCCTCAAATTTTGCTCAGCTTGAGCTTTATCAGCCTCTAATTGTGATCTTTGCAAAAGTAATTTATTATACTCTCGCATTTCATCATTTGTTAGTTTTCGTGTATTAAGCTCTAATTCATAGGTTGCTATTCTTGCATTTGTATTTCCGAGTTCTGTATTGATGTTTTGTAATTCAAGTTGTTCAGAAATTTTTTGAAGTTCAATTTTTTTCTTCTCCAGAGAAATTGATTTGTCATTTAAAATATTTTTCCTTTGAATTGCAGCATTAATTGAATTTTGATTGTTTAGATTCTGACTGGTTTGATCAATAACAGTAAAAGTAATTTGTACAGAACGAATTCTCGTCTGCAGATTATTCTGATTTTCTTCCTGAACCTTCTTATTTAACTGACGATACATTTCATCAAGCTCAGAAAGTGACATTTTAGAATATTCCTCATTAAGATCAAGCATTTTCTGATTATAAGCAATCTGAGCGTCTGTACTTTCCTGATAATAGGTTTTCTCAGCATCCAGTTTTTCCATTTCAGTGGAGTATGGATTTTTCTGTACTTGCTCAAGTTTGTCCTTGGCAGTTTGTTCTGCAACTTTTAGCTCATCATCATTCCTTTTCTTGAAAATATTGAATAATTTATCATTAGAGTCTCTTTCGGCTTTTACTTTATCTAACGTAGCCTGTGCAACCTGTTTTCTTTCCTCAGCATTACCACCTTTCAGATAAGCAATTTTTTTGTCGTAATAGTTTGAATTGATCTTGAGACTACCTTTGATATATTCCTCTTCCGAAATTAGACCTTTAAGGAAACTTTTCTCCAGGATCGCCAGCTGTTGATTTCTTGTAGCTTCTAAATCTTTGAGATAATCTTTCTGATATCCGTTAAGTTTGGATCCGGTATATTTTTTCTCTTTCTTTTCTTCATCATCATCAGTTGTACCCCCAAAAACATTTTTAATATTTCCTTTTTTCAGGTTATCTACAACTTTTCCAGTAAGAACATTAATTTCTTTCTGAAGTTCAATTCTTTCTTTCAGACGATTGTTAAATTTAGTCTCGTCGTCTCCTTCACCCATACCAAGCAATCCGCCAACCTCTTTCAAATCTTGTTTCCAAGCTTGAGCATTAAATATCTCTCCTTTGGTACGTTTTCTTTCAAGAGCTTTTCCTGCATCATCGGCAGCTTGCATTTCAAGTTCGAATAATCTTTTAGATTTTTCCTCTAATAATTGTTGAGCAGCTTTTGCTTTGGCGACCTCAATAATTTTATTTTTATATGCTTCGAGAATCTTAACACCTTCAGCTGTTTTAATATTTTCTAAAGTAAGGGCACTAAGATATTTAGGGTTAATATTAATTAATTCCTGAAGGGCTTTTTTACGGGTATCTAAGGAAATACTGTTGTCTTTTACTACCTTGGTAAGTGTATCAACTTTTGCAATTGTATCAGACGTTGCTTCGGAAGCTCGTTTCGTGATCTCTGCATTAAGTTTCATTTCAGTGGCTGTTTGTTTTACAGCAGCACCTTGTTTCTTAATACTGTTTGCAGCAGTTTCGCTTCTCTCTGACAATAAAACAAGACCTGCTCCAATTGCAACTATTCCTGCCAAAATAAATCCTACTGGTGTTAAGGCTAAAGTAATATTAAGCGAGATCCAAGCAGCTCTAATTCCGGGAATAATACTTCCGAAAAATAACATTGTAGCATTAAGAATTGTCCATGCAGCATTGGCAATTCCTAATGCAATAGCCTGTGCTCTCAAAATAATGTTTCCAACTGCGATTAAAGCGTTACCAATAGCCTGTCTCGCAATAAAAATCGTTTGCTGATAAATATTTACCGCCAGAGCTTTGATATTTTCCCAGTATGCCAAAGTTAAAAATGTAAGCATTGCAATCCACCAGCCGAAAGGAATTTTCGCCACTGCCTGACCTATAAATAATATGGCTGTTGCAAACGCGCTAAACGCTTTTAATAATCTCTGATTATTGGCAAGATCTGCGAAACGCTTTTTAATCATATCCATAGAAGCTGCAAAATTTTGATTTTTTTTCTCAAATGCTTCTGTGATATCGCTTGTATCTTCGTATGCTTCTCCCGCACTTTTTATGGTAGCTCTGAAAGTTTCTGCATTTTTACCTAAAACTCCAAGAGCGCTAACAATACCAGCTCCGCCTTTTTTAGCCAATTCCGAATCACCTAAAGATTGGATAAGCTCTTCAATGCTTCCTTTATTTTTTGCAATTCCTTCTGCAACTTTGATAAGTGCTTCAGCAGGATTATTGTTGATAAGTGCTGAAAATTCTTTTCTGCTCATTCCTGCAATCTTTGCAAATTTTTCAGTATCGCTCGCTAATTTAGGAATGATACGAACCAATGCCGTAGATGAGGTTTCCGCGCTTTGTCCGAATTGCTCAAATCCGGAAGCTAAACCTAAAACGGCAGGAAGAGAAATTTCGGAAATACCCTTCAAACCGGCCATTCTTTTTGAGAAATCATTCAAGAATGGAACGGAAGCTACCGATTCATTTGCCAGAACCCTGATAGCATTACCCATTTTCAATAATTTCTCTTCGGTGACATTACCTTCTCCCTCGAATACGTTAATTAATTTTACAAGGCTTTCTGTGCCCTCTTCAACGTCTCCGAAATCTTTTCCGAATGCTGTTTTAATCTGATCAACGGCTTTAACAACTCCTACAAGGTCTGATTCTTCGACACCAGCTTTCACAGCGATATTCGCCATGTTTACAAGCTCTACGAGAGGTGTTCTTGTATTGATCTGGGCCAACTGATCCACCAATTTCTGTGCACCTCCGGCAGCTTTACCGAGTTCTATCTCTAAATTCGTAACCTGATCTGATAATTCGGCAGTATTGGTTACAAGTTCTTGTGTCTTTGCAAATGCAGCCTGAAAAGATAGATAGGTTACAGCAACCGAAGAAATCTGATTTTTAAGACTATTAAAATGATTGTTTAGGTTAGTGATAGATTTACCTCCGGTATTTCCTAAACCTCGTAATTCATTTTGAACACGTTGTATTTCCTGTCTAAATTTCTCAGCTGCTTGACGGTTTTCAATTATTTGTCTTTCAACAGTATCTAAATCAGTTACTCCTGCTTCTCTCAACTGATCTAATCTACTTTTTAGAACAATAAGTTCTGCATCCAACTGTTTTGCTGAATTTTTAGCCTGATTAATCTGTCCGGCAATCACTTGCCCAAATCCCGAATTTTTTAGATTTTGTATAGCTGCTGAATCAAGGTTTGAGAGATTGGTCGTTTTAGGATAATTACCCACATTTCGACTGAATACACCAACCCCGGCATCAATTGCTTTTAGTCTGTTATAATAAGTCAAGGCTTCTGCCGATGCTCTTTTAAATTGCTCACTTTCTATACCTTTAGCAGCTCCAATGTCCATTGCTCTTTGTTTAGCAACCTTATATTCATTGTTTAGCTCTTTATATGCACCCACAGATGAATGAAGTTCGCTACTAAGTTTTGCAGTTTCATTTCTCTCATTGATTCGAGCGGTCTGTAAGGCGACGGATGCTGCCTGAGCTTCTTTTTTCGCGATAGTTTCTTTTATTAGAGCTTTCTCGACCTCTAATAATGCCTGTTTTTCCTTTTGTAATTCCGCATCATTGACAATTTTAGTATTTCCGGCAATACTTTTTAATGATTGAAATTTTGCTTTTGCAGTATCAAATGCTGCATTAACAACCTGCATTTTTTTCAGGAGATCTTTTTCACCCTGAAGCTGGATATCATATATTTTATTAATTTTCTGTGCCATTGGTATTCTATTAGAAAACTTTATATTTAAAAACTTAACGCGGTATATCAGTATAAAGACACATTAAGCGATTATACTGTGTATCAAAAACTTTATCGATTACTGTATTATCTGCATTACTGATAGGCTCAGTTAATACAATTACAGCATTGGTAAGAATGCTTTGCTCACTTGGATATGTGTTTAAACTCTCTCTTTCGGTAATAGGAACCCATTTTCTCAAAATACAGGGCGTTGATTCGCCTTTTAAGGATTTATACCCATCGATTTTAATTAACTCGAATTTTTCACCATTTATGACGATTCTTTCCTGGTGAAACCAATTTGAAATATCCTTATTATTGAGCATAAAATTTGTATTCAGCCAACGTCCGTCATTCATGATTGCTAATCTTTGCCAGAAAAATCTTTTTATTAGACCTCTACCCACTACATAGTTTCCTGAGTTTCCGATTTTTTCATCACTATAAGAAAGAATTGGATCATTCTGGCCCCCTTCTTTGTAATTGACTGCAAACAAATAGGGAAAATCATTGTATGATGTTATTTGCCCGTTTTGATCTTTCATTCTCCAACCACCTACACCTGAAACTCTACCTTTGTAATATGCAGACTTTGGAGAGAAAGTGTTTTGAGATTCTGAGCTGGAGGTGTTTGAGATATTCTCCGGAACTAAACAGATCATTTGCGGAGCTTCTCCGGTGACATCTGCAAATTCGTCTACGTTATAATGCATCGTAGGAGAGTAGAACCGATTTTCAAACTCTTTTTTTTCTGCCTTGAATCTTTCTGAGAAGATATATTTTCCACTGGCCAAGGTGATTTTATATCTATCCTGAACGATTTTTAACGCTCCATCATTTGAATCATCCTTAAATTTAAAAACAAATTCTCTGGCATTTCCATCATACATTTCAATATAACTTTCTTTGGAAATATCTTCTTTCAACGTCCAGTCTAAAACATTTCCGTTAAAATATCCTTTGTTTTTCAATGATAAATTGTGACCGGTAGCATATTCGTGAGTTGGCTCAATCAAAACTACTTTATTAACTGGATCGGTCTGAAAAGAAAGATTGAATAAATCAACTTCGCCTCTCAGAAAATCCAAAAATTTGAATTTCTGAAGTGGCAAATAGGAATCGAAAGATACTTGACCTCCGATTGGTATTTTAAAATAATCAATTTGATGTTGTTCTACTCTCAAATAACATCTTGCTACAGTTGCTGTTTTACTTTCATAAACTCTTAACTTAACTTTACAGCTTATTTCATCATTTGGATTAACCAAAGTAGAAAAGAAAATGGTTACCATATCACTTCCTTCGGTTGAGCCAAATGTCGGAGCTTGGTGGTCGAATATTTGGTTTTGTTGCATCTGAATACCGTTTTTATACCAAAATACATTCAGCTCTACAATCGAGGAAAGATCAATTTTATAATCATAATAGAGCATGTGAGAAAATGTTACTTCCAACGGTCCATAATGTGGAGTGTTGTATTTCCACTTCATTTCTTTATTTTGATAGGTATAGTCACCGTTTGGAACAGTGTTATTATTATCAAAACAAGGAGGTGTCGGAGTATCAAGAACATTCAGGTCTACAAAATCATCAATATCCTCAAATCTTCTATCAACATCACTTTTTGCCAGAAATCGGTGAATATCGTATTTTGTTCCTTCGGATGATAGAAAGTTTCCAAAAGTCCATGGCATAACTTGTCTTCTATAAAATTGAGAATCCAGAAAACTACTTTGTACTTTATACCCGAACATCTGAAATGCCCAGTAAAGTGTAAAGAATTTAGATATCGCAGGTCTGAAATTCTTAATATGATAATTTTTATCATCACCAGCATCCAGATCAAGAGGATCAGCATATTTTACTGGAGCAAATACAAAAGGCATATTCTCGTTGGTTCCGTCAAAGCCCCAAGAATTAATGATCGTATTTTTATCAAAGGTTAACTCAATTCTTTTTAAAACCTCAAACAGTGTAAGCTCTTTCATTTCAATGATCCAGTCGCCATTATTACCGAACGCATTCAACTCAAAAGATGTAGGCACTCCAGATTTACGATATGCTTTTTTAGGAATTGCTTTTCCTATGAAAATTTCTTCTCCGTTAGTCTGAGCTACAAATTTTCTGATCCCTCTGAAAAATTGACTTTGTGTAGTGTCTTCAACTGAGGTATTATTTAAAGTATTTAGTTGCTTTTGATTGTGTAAAGTAGCAGGAATTTTGATCCCGATTGCTTCGCTTCCTTTTTTACTCTGAAAATTCTCCACGTCTTCCAGAGAATAATCAAAGGAAATAGGGAAATCGGAATTAGCATCGATATCCAATTCTACATTATCCAGCAATATTTTTAAATTGTTCTGAGACATTATCTTAAATTTGTGTTACTGTTTGCCATTGAGAATTTTATTTTCACTAAATATTCAAAAGCATCGACATCCTTTGTTGGCAATTTTGTATCTAAAATTGTGATCGGGATAAATTCTTTTTGCACCGGATCTTGGAATCCATTTGGCAAATACGTTTCAATCCAGGCTAAAGGAGTATCGGTTAATTCTTTGATCCAGTACTGATCCTTTTCACCATAACACTTGGTCTCAACTTCGTATGTCTCATTGGATTCAATATTTTTCCTGTAAATACCGCCTTTAGTTCTGTCAAGCGGGAACTTCTGAGACTTTTCCCATGTATCAGATTTTGTTTCGCTTTCTTCAGTATTGAGAAGAAAATTTATTGAATCAATATTTCCACAGCTGTTAAGAAAATGAATTCTGATCTTATCATCACCGCAGCAACATCCAACTTTATTGTTTCTGGTGGTAGCAATGATGTTATCGTTAGCATCCTTTACATAAACACTCCATTCCACAACTTCGGAGAAATCTACCAGAGGAAAATAATCTTTAATGTTCGGAATTCCTTCAGGGATATATAATATTTTGTTTGTATTAGCCATCTTTCTAAATTTTATTGAAACCAATTCGTTACTAAAGCGTAGTTTAATCCTTGAGCGACGGTGAAATTGAATGTTCTCATTGTTCCATTGTTAGGTCCGATCTGCTGACTGTTAAGCATCACAATATTTTGAGCAGTTGGCGGCGTAGCATTTATAATTCCTGTATCTCCAGTAGTACTATATGTCTGCATAACACCAATTGTTAGGTTTGTTCCGTTTTGGATAACCGTAGTGAATTCAACATTGTCTCCGGCATTGATTGGAATTTTATCCCAGTTTTCTATTGGATCTATATAAGTAAATCCTGAAGGATCATTAGCTGTTGTATCAATAATTGTAACGCCGTTAATTACTATTTTAAATTTTACCTGAGTTGTATATAGGTGATTGTCTCCGATAGTTGCATTCTTCCAGAAAATATGCTTATCTCCGCCTTGATTGCTCACAATACCAATATCACTAATACCTGGAAGGTTCAAAATATCACCCATATCACAGCTGCCGACAAATCCAAATCTAAAATTGTACTTTCCTAATGGAACGGTTACAGATCTTGTAGGTGTGTAGCTTCCGGAATCTGTCTGCCAGATTGATTGCCCAACTTCCTGATAATATATATCAAGTGATGATATCATCGACATATCGGCAGGATTTAGCCAGTTAAATGTAAAGGTTTGAGTTCCGTTACTGTTATCTACAACTGAGTAAGAAATGTTAGTAATTAAAGGACATATATGATTTAAAACAGAACATAGTTCGATTTCCTCACCAAAGAAAGTTTTTAATTTTATACAGAGTTTGTTCGCTGTCTTATCTGTTAGAATAGGGAAGTGCGAGCTATCTTTTTTACACATTTTAAAATCTTCCGGTCTTTTGGTAAGTGGGAAAGTATTCTCATCCCATGAACCGGTTTTGTAGCTATTGAGAAGTGTTTTAAAATCTTGATTTTCCTCATGCTGTATAACTGCATAAAGAACAAAAAGCGAGTTTGATTGAGTACCAGCTCCTGGAACTGGAGCACTCGATGAGGTTCCCTGAACCGGAGCGGTTTGTTCAGAGACATTAAAACCATTTGCATCTAAGTAGGCATTACGGAATTTCACAAAGACAGTTTTCAGGTTGTCTGTATGATCTTCAATCTGGTTTCCATCCATTGTTGGTAAAGAATAGCTCATAACCTCCTGAACAGCATCCTGAATGTCGAACTCATATTCCGGAGCAATTCCATCATCGCTTATAAATGCAGTTCTGTTAAGAGTTTTATAATAAGTTCCATTCAAATAAATATCACAATAAACTACCGTCGGAGCGTAGTTATCTGGAGTAGGATTCGGAATTTTAGCCTTACATCTAAACACAATCGGTCTAAATGCAGCATTTAAAGAATTAAATTGTGGCTGATATGTAATTTCTGTAATTGGCATTATATTCTTTCTGATTTTTGTTTCTCAAATTCGGTATTGAAGATTTCATCCATCCCTGAAAACAAGATACTATCCACTTCTTTTTCTACTTTGCCTGAAGCTATTTCGACAAACTTTTGTCTTTCTCCTGTTTTTGAATATTGTTTTGATCCTCCGGTGCTCATTCCTTCTTTCTTTTGAACATTGGCAGTTGCAAATGCAGCTCTCTCGGCTTCCTGTTCTGATAATCCCCTCAATCTGAAGAAAGTTTTAAGCCCTTCGATATATTTACTGGTTCCACCGCCACTACCTCTTTTGTATGGGATTCTACTTGCTTTAGTTCCAGCATTCAAAATAAATCCATGATCGGCCATTTCTCCCTCGACACGATCTCCCAAGACTTTTCCTTGGATTGACTTTTCTGTCGCTCCAGTTAATGAGTGGCCTTGACTTTTAAATTCATCAATAACAGCATCGTCTATGGCTTTACTCGCACGTCTAAGGATTGTCGGGGTTCTCATTTAAAGATTTCAATGTTTGATAGTCTCTTTCTAATTCAATAAGTTTAGGCTTTAAGGCTCTGAAACTTTGTAAAATATTGTTGAGACAGATCGGACAGTTTGTATATTCTTTGTCTGGCTCAACGTAAGCGTACCAAATTTTAGATAAAACCTGCATGTGTTTATCAAACTGATTCGCCTGTGCATTCGCAATCGGATCGGCTTCGATTAAAAGCCTTTCACTTCTAATTTTATCAGGTATTTTTGATGCTGAACTAAAACTCATGTTTTTAATGTTTGTGTTGAGGGTGAATATTATTCAGGCTTAGCAGATCCTTTAAATCTGAAATGCTGTACTCTGAATTTTCGCATTTTGTGTTGTTTAGAATCGTAAAATCAAAAGAGAGAACTACTCCAGATAATTTGGCAGTCCCCATCTCGCTAAAACGCTCAATATAATTTCCATCTTTAGTAAGGTTAAATGGTTTTGGATTTGTTTTCCCCAGATCAGAAACAACTTGAAAGAAGTTCACGGCACATTCTCTCATATCTTTCCAATCATAAATGATAGGGTGACCGCTTGTATTATTACTTTTGATGTCTTTTATTCCTAAGCTGCCATTGCCTGTCTGTACACAGAAAATGAACTTTAATTTATACTGAATGATGTTATCTCGCAGAACTTCTACCGGAGGAAATAAAGCAACTAAAGGGTATTTTTTAGGCTTTACAACGTTTATGATTGTTTCTCCTGCCTGTTCAAAATTAAGATCAGCACCATAGCCTGGAACAATGGAAAAATTGCCATCAATAATTGATGATTTACTCAAAATATTTTGAAAGGTCATGTAAATATTTAATTCATTCATAGTCTTCTGATCTTAATTCGTTTTTCATACTTGTTAAATGCCAATGACCACACTTTTTACAGTAATATGATCGCTTTGGAATATTATTTCTATGGCTAAGCCTTTTAATCTGATTTTTAGCTGTATTTGCAAGTTTTTGAGACTTGTAGCCGGTCTTTCCATTACATTTTACTTCTCCCATAAGTTTTCCGGACATTTTTCAGATTCAACGAGAGTTTTTTCCTGTATCGGACAGCCACACAAATCACATGCTTTTGTCTTTTCCTGATGTTCTCCATCTTCTCTAATCTTTAAAAAGGATTTTTCAACGGCATACGGACAAACAATGCACACTTTCAATCTTTCTTCAGATAATTTTTTAATCCTCTCCGGAGCATATACCTGAGAGCGGAACCAACCAGTTGCTATGTGTAAAGGATTTACCATTTTCTTTTTGCTTTATATCTTCTATCATAAGGATTTACAGAGTTTTTTGAAGGAATAATTCTGAAATTCTTATATGATGGAATTTGTTCTAATCCACGTAAGTGCTCTCCAAGTTTTTTAATGTCTTCAGCACTATTCTTCATCTCTTTAGCAATACTTTCAATCATGGATTTGGCATATTCGAAGCTTATATTACATTCTAATTGAAGGATGTAAATTGCTTCATTAATCTTTTCTTTTTCTTCGTTGGTGAATGAACATTCAACCTCAGATAAACCGTATATTTCTTTGCAACTCATAACAAAAATTTATCTATTAAAATTCCTACTCCTATACAGACAATCCCAAAAAGGATGATTGCTATACACCCGATGCCGATTTGTGTTTCATTCACCTGTCGTGGTTGTGATTCACCTTGCTTAACTTTTTTTGGTTTCTGTGGCTTTGGAGGTGGTGGTGGGTAATTTCCATACTGGCTCATATATTTATTTTTAAATTATTTTTTTGAAAAAACCCGACCGACAAAACGCCAGTCGGGAAATTAACACTATATAAAAACTAAGTTGCTTTGTTATGCTTGATGAAATTATGAGTGAGGATCACAGACACAATTCCAAATAAAAATTCTAAGATCATTGTTTCAGTATTTTTATGTTAATGATTCGTAGTACTGCATTAGAGTTTCATCAAAATCTTTTTTCTCACTCGCCCAGACCAGAATATTATAAGCGCTTGTTTCTTTGATATTATCCAGGTTGCTTTTTCCGTTTTGGATATGGAAAGGAGTTCCATTCTCAGCAACATAGATTAAGAAACTCATCCATCCCCATTTTTCAAAGTGTCCTGCGAGATTCGGTCCCTTACTCTTTCGAGACTTTCCAAATACGGAGAAAGTTTTAGAAAGGAATTCATCGAACTGGTCAAAAAAAAAGCGACGTGCAAAGCGCAGTCCATTGGAAGTTTACTCATAAGCTCTAATCTTTCAGAGCCTTCACTCATCCATTTCTCGTCGAACTTCTCAACATTACCATCCGCATCGATCTTTCTAAAATAAATTACAGCTAACCTTTGTAGTGCATCCCAATAACCAGAAGCAAAGTTTTTGATCTCAGTAACGATCTGTTTGCCGAGAATAACCTCGTTAAATGTAATACTGCTGTCGTATGTTAAATCAGGCGCTTGAATTACCCAAAGATCATCCTCGAAATAATATTTTTCCTGGAGTTCTATTTCGTCCTCTTTTAAAAAAATAGGAGCTAAACATGCTTCATAGATTGAAAGAACCTTATCAAGCCTTGTATTTCTTATTTGATCCAAAGGAATTCCGGAGAAGAAACTCACGGATTTACAAGCTAAATCAATCCTGTATTCCAATATTCTCATTTCGTCGTTCTCAGCATCTGGATCGGGATTCAAAACATCTTTAAATGATTCATTCAATTCTTTTCCGAAAGTCAATTCAAAATCCTGTCTCTGCTTTAATGTGATTTGAGACAGAGATTCAGGAATCCAACATTTTTTACCGTCGTGAAAGAAATCCATTATTGTTGATCTTCAGTATTAACATCTTCATTTATTTCTTTTTGAAGATCTATGCTTTTATCAGTCTCAGGATTTAATGCATTTTGCAATTTGTTGAGGTTAGTCAATTCTTTTTGTCTGTTTGCTTCAACCTCGTTTTTATCCTTGATAGCTTTTTTAATGGATTTTACAAACGTTTGGGTGATATTCTGTGATGCAGGATTCTCAACAGTAATTCCAGCTAATTTTGCCACGCCTAAAACGTCTAATTTTGGAACTGATTCTACAATCTCCTTATCCTCTCTATCTAAAAATCCATCATATAAAATCTGAATTCTTTCCATGAATAAATCTTTTTCAGATTTGGAAACCTCAACCACAGCTGGGAGATCTTGCTTTTCAATATCCTGAACATCTAAGCCGAAGAAATTAGAAAGTTGTTTTGATTCCTTCTTTTCTTCCGATGCAGCAACATTAAAACCGTTGGCGTGGTTTATTCCTCTGATAAGTAATCCCATTGTGTTCTCTACTCTGATAGAAAGCATTGGCGTGTCTTTCAATAATTCCGCAGTTTCTTCCTTAGCTTGGGTAAGGATATGAATTGCAGCTAAAATTTTATCCTCTTGTGACATAATAAATTGATTTAGTTTGTTTTAAATATTTCTAAAGCGTAAAGTTAGTGAAAAAAGTATTCTATTAGAAAACATTTTGATTAGAAATTTAGATACGATGAATAATAATCATTATCATCAGAGTAATCATCGTAATTTCCACCGTTTGAAACTGAAAGACCGCCTGTGGAGGTTTTGTTCACTTCATATTCAAAAAACTCCCTCATCATAAATGCATCCAAAACATCGGGAGATTGACCACTCAGATAGTTTTTCATTTCCTCTTTCTTAATCACGCATAGCTTTCCATCCTTATCGACCTTATCTCTTTTGATAGCTTTTCTTTCGTAGAGCATTCGTTCCTTTAAAGTCATTTTCTCATCATACTTTTTATTTGCTACGTGCGGAGGGATGTAATATTCGCCTCGATTAACAGCTTCTCCAGATTTATAGAAACACTGAGATTTTAAGTGATTGTAGTTTTCAATGATTCCAGTTTCATTATTTGGGAGAGGTCTTGCTCCATTATTAAATTCTTTAGCTCCTTCAATAAATCCATCAACGAACTGACCGACACCGTCATTATCGAAAACCATATTTGAATTTGGGACAGAGTAGGCGAATAGATTCGACTTTAATAAATCAATGACCTGATTTCCTTTTGATTTTTCCATTACATGAAAGTCAATCATAATTTTACCCGACCAAACATAAATAATGAATTTATCAGAGCCTTTCATGGCTATATCGGTTGTTAAATATTTTTCACCTTCCGGAACAAAAGAGTTTGTAAATATATCGTTGAATTTATGGAAGTCATAAATATCATTTCCTTTAAGAGAAATTTTCCAGTTACCACCAAGTAAACGGAGTTTTTCTTCCTGACTTTGTGCGTTGAGGTTTCCTAAATATCCAGGATTGATTTTTAAAAGTTCTTTGTTCTCATAAATGGAACCGCCGATAAATGTAAAAGACTTGATGAAGTCAGCTGGAGAAACCAAGCCTCCGGACTTCTCAATCTCGCTATCAAGAAATTCCTTGCACTTATGGTAAACCTCATCAAAGGAATCACCCCAAACAATGTTATCATTTTCATTTGTGAAGTATCTTACAACTCCTTGACGTTCTGGAATAGGATAACCGTAATTTGGTGAGTTTGGATCTTGGTCGATATACCATTCAATGAAATCTGCAACCCAACTGTCCGGATCCGGATTGCAGGTAGCTCTTATGTATGGTTTGATCCCACACGTAGAACGGTTACGAGAAAGCATATACAGGAACATCGATTTACTAAAGTGAGTAAGCTCATCAAACATAATCAAAGGAATCTCCGCACCCTGCCAGTCGAATTTATTTTCTTCGTACTGCATGTGTGAGAATTTCAGTTTTGTTCCGGCTTCAAACTTCCATTCTAAAATAGAGTTTCGAGATTCCGCACCGCTTACCTTTCTGTAAAGTTTTTCCGAAGCATCCCACAAACCTCCCTCCGCACGGATCATTGGAGAGGTTCTACGGAAACAAACCGCCCCGAATCCCTTAACATGAATGTGTCTTAACGGTTCGAGTAGGAGAGAGAATGTCTTACCAGCACCCGCAGCACCTCCACCGATAACGATGTCCGCAGATGAAGAAAGGGCTTTCATTTGATAGCCCTCCTGTGGTTTTATGACATTTATAGTTGACAAATTTAATCTCTGTTGTTATTCGGTAACTCAAAAACTGTAACCTGATTCTTTATTTCAATTGGGTTATCTTCCTGACCACCGTGATTATGTTTCTGAGGTACTTTTCCCTCTGTTCTGTCGAGGAACGTGGTTATTGCCTTGTTATCCCCCTGAATTGCATTTTTAGTGATCGTAATGGCTATAAGCTGATTTATTGACGCTTTACTTTTGATTGAGCCTTTCTGTACTTTCTTCTTTCCATCTTTAACGAGTGTGATCTCAAATTCAACCTCATTGCTATCTCCGTACTCCTTTAGGAAGTCTGAAACATTCTTAGGCTTTCTGCCATTATTTTCGGGTTGGTTTTCTTTAGAGAATCTATTCCCTTCAGTATTCCCTTTGACAAATTGTCCGTTGTTATTCCGTTGTTTTTCCATCGGTATAAATTATTCATCGGTCATTCCTTCGATTAAATCAATAATGTCTTCCCACGCTTCGATCTGGGCTTTCACCTCAACATATTCCTGTTTGTGTCTTGAAGTTGCTGTTCCACCATCGATAAGAACTTCCAGATCTTTCTTTTTTTCTTTGGCTCTTTTCACCTTGCTTTTTAAAACTTTTTGTAAGTCCATGAGTTTTTTATTTTCGGGTTTCATACCTAAGATTTTTTATCTAAGGTAGTAATATTTTTAATCTCCATTCCATAGTTATTGATACCTGTGGGAATCTCTATGGGCTTTTTAATGAATTTATTTCGCTTAAAAGGTGTATAATCAACATGATGATGTACACGCTTGAATTTATAGACTATTTTAGCGTATTGAGGGTAGACATCAACGAGCATTTTAGATTTCGGATATGTTCCCTCTTTCGCATAGAATTCACCTGTGTTTCCACCTTTCAAAACTTGTGTTCTCAGCTTCTCTTGTAAGAAAGCATAAAATTGCACAGTACAAAGTCCGGCAGTGAGAATATCAAGTGATAAAATTGTGTCTTCATTATAACGCCCTCTCCACCTGAAGGGGATATCGTTTCTGATCAGGTTACAACTATAAATTCTTGTATTGGCTATGAAGGGAGGTGTCTTTTGCTTGGAACATGCAAACATGAAATAATTCGGACCAGCCATCACAACGTTTTCGTATCTCATGCAAAAATCTTCCATTGCTGCGAAGATCGCTCCGGTTTCAACTCTGATCTGTTTGTTTCGGTTCCAACGGTAGAAGCTCTGAATATTATCATCCATTACCCAATGCCAGGCAAAACCGTTTTTGATTGAGTGATCCCAAACAAAGTTTCTTGCTGGTCCCGGACCTTTACTTTTTGTACTTCCAAGATCGTCGAGGGTTTGGTAATTGTCCTGAAAGGTTTTATCTAAGATAAGAATTGTAACGTACGGATTTCCTTTTGTATGTTTTCTATACAGCTCGTATTCCTGTTCCTCTACAACGATATAATGATCTACCTTCATTCGGGAAAGTGATTCACTTGTTAATCGTATCTCGTAACGACCTTTTGAAACAATGTAAATAGGAAATTTATTCTTCATCTTTGTATCTCAAATCTTTTACGATTTCCGGTTTCTTTTCTGGGAACCAAATCGATTTTGTATCTCTCGTCATTTTAATGCCTATCAGCTTTGCAAATGCGAATCTGTCTTCGTCATTCTCAAAAGAAACAATCACTCTGTTTTTTGCCAATAAATCCTCCTGTTCAAACTCCGGCATATCAGTCCACTCAGCTGTAGGATCATTTTCTCCAATTCCTTTTGGTATAAGATCAACCTTATCAAATCCGATATCCTCAAGGAAGTCAATCTCAAAATCATCTGAAAGAAGTTCAAAGTCAAATTCGGACTTATCCGTAGCAAGATTATCTACAATGGCTAATTGTTTTCTTGCATCGTCCTCAGTGGCTAAATCCGTCCTTTTAACAGCTATCAAAGTCTTTCCGTCTGTCTCAATAACTTTTATCGGAATTCCGAGCTTTTCTGCCTGAGTAAATGTCTCATTTCCGGCAATAATCTCATCTTCATTATCGAGAAGGATAGAACGACCTGCACCCAATTCCATGAGAGATTTTTTTATCAGCTCCTGATTTTCTTCTGAGTGCTTACGGTAATTTCGTTTGTCTTTCTTAATTCCCATTTTATCAACAATTATTACACAAATATACAAAAAAAGTATTCTATTAGAATACTTTAGGATTTTGAAATTTTGCTTTTATTATTGTTTAGAACAGTGGAAGTTTAGGTTTTTCTACAGTTTTATAATGTGTATACTTTTTAGGAATTGGTTTAAAAGCTTCATGCAGGAACGCTATCTTTTTACCTTTGAAATCGCAAACCCAAACATCATTTTCAGGCATCCTATTTTTTTCGGTAATTAAATACCACCCATTATTATTTTTTAAGTCCTCAAGAGCTTTTCCTAAACCTAATGGTCTAACAGGAACTAAATCATTTCTCGTAGTTCTAAATGAGAATATTTCATAACCATGCAGGAAAGTTTCATTTCCGTGATCATAGAAATTAGAAAATCCATCACTATCTATACCATAATCGCTACGGTTGATTCTTTCAAAATCTTCTCCGTAAAATTGTTTTATCAAGTCTGATTCTGTCATGTTGTTTGTTTTAGTTTGTTAATCCAAAATATTTGGAGCATTATTTTTAATTTCATAAATTATACTTTCGCAATTCATAATTAAATTACCTCTGGTCTCTTGTAATTTCTCATCATATGGTAGATTTTGAATCAAATCTATCGCATCGGTTAATAGCTCTGTCATTTCATCCTCACGATCGGGAACTTCTTCGACCCATTCGGGTTCTGGAAAATCTGTTCGTGCTACATGCTTATTTTTAAGCATTATAGGATGCATTTGAATATATTCTTTACCAGGTATTAAATCTTTGTATTTTACTTTGATAAATTTTGTTTTCATATATTTTTATTTTTCAAATTCCCAAAAAGATAATTTTCCTTTTACATTAAAAATTGGCTTATCGTAAAACACTGCGTTTGCCAAAACCCAGTTATAAATTGGTTTCGGTTTTACATTTAAAATTACAGATAATTGAAAATCAGATTCGCTTATTTTCTCCGCCCAAATACTCTCATGATTGATTACGCAATCGATAACATCAACCTCGCCGATGATTGCGGAGTATAAATCCCATTGACGACAATCACTGATTCCAACTAATTTTCTTTGCTGCGAATTAAGATCATTCCAGCTTGCAGGTTTAGATGATGCATGAATATATATCCGGCCACGGAAATTTGTTTTCCAAGTTCTGTTTTCGATATCCTTAATTCCATTAGCTATGAGTGATGCCCAAGGCTGTTTAATTGATAAGGCTTTCATATTTTAAGGTTTTAGTATTAACAGTAAAAATTCATCGTCGTTTTTCATGAGTTCAATTTTTTCCTTATCCGGAACTTTTGAAGCAGCTATATCTATGATTTTGTAAACTTTTTTAGCTTGACAATCGGTAATTTTCATTAACAATGTGAAAACATAATCGTTTTTGATTGCCAGTACGTCTCCATATTGAGACAATTCGATGGTTAATTCTTCCATATTATTTTAATTTAAAATTGTTTTAATTATCGATCCCACACTGGGAAAATACTTCACAGCTTTCCTCATCATCAAAGAATGATAATTGTAAATCCTCTGAGGAACTGTCATCTTTGATTTTCTTTTTTAATTGTTCTGCCCTTTTTCTGATATCTTCAACTGTGGAATTTTCTCTGAAAATTTTGATTGGTAATTCCGGTAGTGGCTTTCCTTCTTTTTTCAGTTTTCTTTTTTTACTTTCCGGAATGTAGTAGCCATATTTATTCTGAAGGTATTCGGCAAATTCAAACTTCCAAGGATCATCGATCATTATTTGAGCTTGTTTATCTAAGTTTCGTTTGTAGCAATCACAGCAATTGCCTTCCCATCCTTTTAGATTTAATCTGAACGGTTGCTGAGCAAACCAAAAATTAACATGCTTTTTTGTAAATGGTTTCCAAGATACAAGCGGATATTTTAAATTATACTCGCTTTTTCCTGAACTCATACGATCAAACTCATCAACTCGGATCCCGATGAAAGTGTCGTAATCTTTCTTTTTAAATCCGATACTTTTCATGTAAGAATGAATCGGTCTCTCTTTCAATTCTCTGGTTGAAAACTTTGAAGAAATGTTCGGTAAACCATATTTTTTCACCATCATTTCGTAAGGAGTATTGTCTCTTAGTTTCCAGTCCTGATTGCGTGTAGCAGTTTCAAAAGTAACGATCCTGTGAGTTGTTCCTTTTCTTTGATTTAAATGAATTTCGGCTTCAACCCAAATAATTTCACAACCGAAGTGCTCTCCAATTTTTCTGACAAATTCAAGGGTTTCATCATTCTCTCTACCAGTATTGGCGAAAATAACAGTGAAATCATATTCGTCACTTTTATTCTGCAGCAACCACCAAAGCATGAAAGCTGAGGATTCACCACCAGAAAATGATATAAGTCCTTTTTTCTTCATTATGCGCTGATTAATTGTTTTCTTTTAGGATTTCTTTTATTTATTATCTGCTTAATTTTTGGAACATTTTTAAGTATTAAGTCTTCGATCTTTTTACTGTGTTTGCTTTTTTTATGCTTTAAGCCATGACTTTGACGAATTATAAATGTTCTTAAATCAAATTCAATAGTTTCTATTTTTACACCCTCATATCTTGCTGAAAATATGAGACTGTTTTTTTTATTATAATAGCTATTGGCATAAACGCAATGGTGAAACAATTTTCCCTCTTCGTAAAACTCCTGTACATTCTGTAATGGTCGAACGCTTAATTTTCCTGAAGTAAATTCAAGTCCTAAAAATTTTCCTTTTTCTCTTTGGTATTGCGGTTGTGCAGTATCAATTCTTTTTTTATCACTAATTCCGGTAACTTCCAGTTCTTTCTTAATTTTCAGATTGATATAATAATCATGAGCTTTTACAAAATCTTCCGGACAAACGTAATATTTGTTATGAAGATCTTTATCTAAAAAAGCTAAGGCTTCAATGTAATCCCTATATGATTCCGTATGCTCTTTTTTTATTTTGTACTTATTTCTAAAACATATTCTGAGCGCTGGCCAGTACTCTTCAATGTCTTCATTCGTCCATTGCTCAATGATATTGATATAGCCTAATTTCAACAATGTTTCTGTTTTAGGGCATTTCTCCAGCTTATTTATTAAAGTTGAAAATTGGATATCTTCTAATCGTTTTGCAGTAATTCCTCTCTTTAGAAGATCAGAACGGAATTTTGATTCTGGCAGAAAAAACCAAGGAAAAGGATCATAATTTTTATTCGTATAGTAAGTAATACTAAATCCAACTTTACGAATTTCTAATGAGCCACAATATCCCCCAGTATATCCGCTTTCTATCATAGAATTGATAACAACCTTCTTACTATTTCCATCATACCAACGTTGATTAATTTCCCAGCAAACAATATCTTTTGGCTCTCCTTTTCTGTATCTCACTCTGGTGTAAAAACATCTGGTCACTTGAAAATCGTAAATTCCTTCTTTTATTACAGAAGCCAATGCAAATATTCTTAACTCTGTATGATCTTTTATTTGCCTTGTATTTTTTACTTTTAGTTTTGATTGACAGGTAGGGCAGGTTACTTTTTCATTGGAAATAAGTTTCATATCTACATTTGAACCACATTCCAGACAAAATGCTTTATGTTTTGTTGCATAGCATAATTTAGGATATAGTCGATCAACGGCATAAGAAATCTGTTCTGCTGTTAATCTTGGTAGTTTATTTTCTAACTCCTTTACGGCTATTTCTATTTTGGTTTTTGGTTTCATAACTAAGACATTAATTCAAAAAGTGATAACTGAGTTCCATCGGCAGGTTTTTCTTCCTTTTTAGGTTTTTTAGGTTTAGCTTCCTGTTTGGGATTTGCTGCAACATTTGCACGCTCTGGAGTTTTTCGTGGCGGATTATTTTTGTTAATCTCAGCAACTTGCTCTGCGGTTCCACCAACAACGACATGTCCAGATACCTTGGCAATTTTTTTCAAATCTTTGGTCAAATAATATGTTTTAGCCAATGTAAATACCTCATCATTTGTCATGGCATGAACTCCTAATTTTTTTACCTCTCCCATGATGTATGCGCAGCAGTCTGTAAGATTTTTATCTTTATTCTGAACTGCTGTGGCCAATTCTGGATCGTTATTGATTTCAGCATCTAAATACGTTTTAATAGCTGTTTCAAATGGATTACTTGCTTTCATATAGTGGTTTTATGTTAAAATTCTAAGTGTTCTATTGAATCAAAAAATTCAGTGATATCGTTTATATAGCTGAGATCAATTCTTCGGAAATCTTTATAGTTTCCACGATGATAACCGTCCTGAATTCTTATGATCTTACACCAGACTTTTGTGCCGGCTCTCTCAAATGTGCATCCAGGTAAAATGATCTCTCCAGTCAATTTGTATTTACTATTTCTGTTGTAAAAGAAATCGTCAAGTCTTTTCTGCATTGCTGGACCATTCGGTACAATTGCTAAAATTTCACCGCCCCAATATTCTAAATGCTTACAGGCTTTTATGATGTGTTCCATTGCTGTTTTTCCGGAAGCTCCAAAAGGAGGATTCATTGCGATCTTATTGAACTTATTACTGATGTGATAATTTTCAAATGCAATATTGTGAACCTTCCCTGTAGCATTTATTGATAACTCAGAAGCCAGATAATGGCTCGGCTCAATAAAATGATTATTTGTATTTCCCGGGAAAAATCTTCCGATCGCTCCATGTCCGGCAGACGGCTCCAGTAAATTTTCATTTGCTTCTGGATTCAACCACTCAACCATCTTCATTCCCAGCGGTTCCGGAGTAGCAAAATAATCGACACCTTCTCTGGCTTTATTGGATGAGGTTTTCTTACCACGTGCGAAATAGAATGTTTTAGCCTTATCAAATTCCGATATCGTGAATAAAAATCTGTCAGCTTCTTTTCCTCCTGTTCCCTGATTTGTATTTGGCTCGTCGGTGTGGGCGTTTTTATATCCTTCTTTGAATGCCGTTTCCAGATCACGGGCGAGATTTCCCATCGCAAGATTTTCAGCCGTTTTTGATCTCTGCGCAATCTTAGTCGCAAATGCATATCTTTCCGTAGTGGTTTGGATCGTAGCATACTCGTAAATCGCATTACTTCTTAAACCTTCTCTGTATATCCTGCCTTCGGTTTGGATCGCCTGAGTAGGAGCTGTAGGAAGTCCTAAGTTGATTAATACTCTTTGGTGTTTTCCTGACCTATCGTGAAGTGAAATCCCTTCCTGTCCTGCCTTGATTTGAACAATAATTAAATTGGTGTCCGAATCGTCCTCGTTAAACTCATCTATGTATCTGCTGCGGAGTTTTTTATTAATAGTTCCGTTGAACTCTTTCGCCTCCGGAAAATATCTTTTTAAAGTTTCCCTAACATTGATCAGATCATTAAGGTTTAAATTCCAAAAGTGAGAGTATTCGTCTCTGAAGTTTGAAATTTCAATATCAAGTTCAGGGTTGTAATCTTCATCTTTATCCAGGAACTCGTCACTGTGAAACTGAAAAGGGTGAGAGGGTAGAGAATTATTGTAATTGTGAAAAACAACTACCTTTCTTCCCATTTTCAAATGCTGATAAATTCTTTTCGGGATCTCTCTGGCTTTTATACATTCCAACAGCTGGGTAATGTACAGGTGATTATGTTTTTTATGAATTCTGTCACTAAGGATCGGATATTTATCACAGAACGTCTGATCCCAGAACAGCTCAAATCCCGATTCAATTTCTTTTCCGATCTCAGAATCCAGCGTAATAAATTCACGCGAATAATCATAATCTAAATTAATCTGTCGGGTAGACATTACACCGAGCTCTCTCTGTCTCTCGAAAAAATTTCTCTCCATCAGGTTTTGATCGACACCACTTTCCGGAATGGTGCATTTGTTGTACCTCATCCGATATCCGAAATTCTCAACCATGAATTTGCTCCAGCCTGTCGGCACATTATATCCATCTTCATAGCTTGGATCTTCTATCGTTTCATTGATCTCAAACAAACAACCGTCTGCATATTTTATTGATTTATGGTAGGCGAAAGGAGTTGCTGAAAGAAAAACAACTTTTGTTCTATCAACTATTTCAGTAACAATTTTCTTGAAAAGCTCTTTGTTGAAAACTTCTCTACCATATTCATCTGTAGAGTAGAGAGCAGATGATTTTCTGATTTTGGTTTTTACAACAGATGGAACTTTTACAATTTCCTGATGCTGCATATAGTACGAAGTGGAAATCCCCTGTGCGTTTTGGTTCAAATAATGGCTTTCATCATAAATAACCAAATCAAATTCTCTAGTTAACAGCGCCTGATTCTGGTAGAAATTTGCATAGGTTGTCACACTTATTTCAAATCCGGGATCGTGAACTCCGGAAAGATGATGAACGTTTAAATCAAAGACCTCAGCTTCTTTTTTCCAGTCAGTACATTTTTTTTCGGTAGGAACAATTATTAAAATATTTCTTTTGTCCTGAGCAAAGAATCGTTTCGCAATACCAAGGCCAACAAAAGTTTTTCCTGTTCCGGTTCCGTTGGTGAATAAATATCCTTTACCAATTTTAAACCTGTTTTCTGCGAAACTTATATCTTCTGCCTGTGTATCGAAAAGAAAAGGCATCATGTTTTTAATATTTCCAGGATCACCCAGAATTATTGAAGAAACATTTTGTGTCGCCTCAAAATCAAATGATAATTGTGTGTACTTACCTTCAAACATCGTTTTTTTTTAATTGAGAGTTTCAAACTCTATCTCTATTCTTGGGACTAATCCGTAGATTTTTTCAACATTGGAAATTTTACATATCTGAGAATCATTCAGAAAAACAATTCCCTGCAGCGCATCAAATAATGGCTTATTTAGGTTGTCTGTCAGATCAGGCTTTACATCTTTGTAGAAAACTTTGCCTTGCTCCAGTTCCTTCAGCTTATATTTCGGCCAGTTTTTTTGTGGAGCAAAAACATAAAGAAGTTTTTTCACATGGATTGCTCCGGAATAAGGTGCAAAACCTGCTGGAAGTTGTGATTTTACATCGTAAGCAATATTTTTTTCATTTCGCTTAACCTCAGCAGTTTGGTAATGCTGAACGTAGACCTTATTGTTTTTTGTTCTCGCTACTCTTGATCTTACCGACTGTTTTGGCTGTGGAGTTCCTAAGATTTTTAATTTCAGATTCATTTACTTCAATTTTGTAGTTATTGTAATTACTTTTTTCTCGTCTGTTTTGGACGTAAAGCTCTTGGAAAGGCTTTAGCCAGTGTGGTTTATTGTTTTTCATTTCTTAATCTTTCTATTTCTGCTCTGAGTTTGTGATTTTCTGCTCTTAACTGGAAGGATTCATAGCTCCGTCTGTTTTTTAACTCATACACATTCTCCATAATACACATGATGTAGTTAATGTCATGACTTATCTCTTTAAAGTCTTTGTACCAGTCTTTTTTCTGATTTTCAAACATGGCCAATACTTCTTTTTCGTTGGCTTCATTAGATCCAGGAATTAAATTTCCTCTGGCTTTCAACATTGCTTTTTCGTCACTTTTACCGAGAAAATATTCGATCCTGCCTATTGCTTTCATCAGCTTATTTCTGACCATTAATTGAGTTTCTCTATCATCCTGAGTGTGAACTCTATCGTCCCATCCCTGACAAAACTGTCGAAAAGCTTCAACTGCTTCAGAATGGGAAATCGTCTTCATCGTCGTCTTCTGTTTGTGTTGGTTGTACTGGTCCATTTCCAAATGCCTGTTCTGGTGTAAATCTTAAATTGTGTATATTCAAATTACTTACTGGACTACGGTCATAAAACTTTGTACAGTTGGCGAATGCGAACTTTGTCGTTTCATTTTCTACATAATACTCGTAATATCTCCGGCTTTTCCAGTCGAAGTAAATGTCATAAATGCCCCATTTTGCAATTCCTTCTGGCTTAACTTTGAGAATGTGAACATTCGTCTGATTCTCTTTGATGATTGGTCCTTTTTCAGGATCATTATTCGGTTCCGGACGATGAACTAAAACCTGCAGCATAGCCTTCCTGTTATTGTTCTTTCCCCCATAGAATTCATCCGCCAGTGCTAATAATTTTTTTCTCTTACCTGTTTTATGATCTAAAGTTTTCTGAGTTTCCGCCACATGATTGACTATAATGTCATATCGATTGTTTTCTTCAGCTTCCAGATTAATGCGGTTAAGACATCTTAAAACCTCATTAGCTTTTGGTTCAAAGTCTTCAATATCGTAGATCGGATCAATCACCAGACTATCGAATTTAATTCCGTAATGCTGCTCAGCTTTAGCCAATTCCTTGTAAATATTTTCAAGGGATTGATAAGCGGAATTTTTTCGATCCTGTTTGAAAACATAAAGCTTATCCAGAAGAAAGTGCTCCGCCTCATCGGCTTCTGCATCTGTCATTGCATAAGGATTCTTTGATCCATCAGGTTTAATTTTAGAATATGGCTTACCTTGGTATAGTCCACAGAAATGAGAAAAAACTTTCTCGACATCTCCGCTCTCTGTGGTAAAAATTGCAACCTTGAAATTGTATTTCTCGATAAGCTGCATAACCAATTCATTTGTAAATTGAGATTTACCATGATTGGGTTCACCTCCGATCAGAATTGTAGTTTTTCTGGATCCCATCAAATACTTACCCTCATCGAATTTATTCCAGGTTGTAAATCCAAAGTGTATCGGATCAAGCTCTCCGTTTTCACGGATGAATCTCATTCTTTGCTGAGTTCTGCCTAATAAATCTACGAAGCCCATGGTCCAAGAATTTCTGGTTGTAAATTATCGGCTTTTGTCACTGTTTGAGTTTTTACTCCGAATTTTCCTTCATTTCTTTTCCAAGTACCCAACCTGCCTTTTGTACTCCAAGTTTTTTCCAGTTGAAATTTCATTACTCCGGAAGCGCTTGGCTCAATCCAGTAATCGTAAAAATCTCTTACGGTTTGTTTACCGAATTCTTTTACAAAAGGTTTTAAGGAATTATAAAATTCTATTTGTGTTAATTGCTTAAATGATTTTTCAGATTCGGAATTACCAACTTCCTGTTTTTCTTTTGGAGGAACTTTAGTGGGTGGATTTTCTTTTTTACTTTCTTTATTATTTTTAGTTTTGTTTAGTTTATCTTTAGTAGACACTAAGCTCGACACATCCTCGACATGAACCTCAGCACTAACCTCTGCATAATCCTCTACATTTTTTGCATAGGTTTTTAAAGAATATTGAGCGGAAGCACTTCCGGATTTCGTTTTAAAGTCTATTAAGCCTGCTTGCTTCAATCTATTTCTCGCTGAATTAAGAGTACGAACATCTGTCAAGCCGATACTTGATAAAACCTTCTGATTGTTATGATCGAAGGATTCTCTCCAAGAACACAGATTGTTTACTTTCAATAGGTAGAAGTAAAGAGCAATCTCGGTTGATCGGAATGAATACACTTCATTCATAGTCCAGAAATTGTTTATTAGCTTTAAGTAGTTCATTTTTTAATTTCAGTTATTTTTGAAATGGTACATTCGTGAGCTGTCTTCCGTTATTGGATATAAAAAATAATCCTGTTGGGGTTTGCTCTATTTTCATGGTTTCAATCTTTCCGAAGAATTTTACATTTCCTCCCAGATCCACAACCCATGCGCTTTTTTTTGTTGGAGCTATTCTCATTACTCGCCCTACAATCTGATAATAAAGAGCTAATGACATGGTACTTCGGGCAATCAGTACACACTCCAGTTCCGGATAATCGAAACCTGTGGTAAGAACTCCCACATTTACAACACATCTTATTTTTCCTGATTTGAATTGAGTAAGAATTTTTTCCCGCTCATCTTTTTTTGTTGATCCGGTAAGAAGTACGGCTCCGGGAATTCTTCTGGTTACATTCTCAGCCTCTTCAATAAGAGAGCAGAATATTAACAGATTTGGTCTTTTTGCTAACAGTCTATGTGCGTATTGCACAATCTTAGAAGGCATATCAATAACCTTGTAATATCTTCTCAAAGATTGTTCTGTAAAGTCTGTTCCTGTACTGTTTAGCTGAAGCATTTTTCTGTCGACAACATCAAAGGAGAAATATTCAAGTTTGGCCAGGTAACCATTATCGAAAAGCTCACTATTTTGGATATAATAAAGAACCTCATCAAATACTTTTGGCTTTGTTCTGGTCAGGAACTTCAATTGAGCACCTTCCATTGTGTTATGCAACCTGTAAGGAGTTGCTGTAAGTCCTAATACTTTTGCCTTCGGAAAAGCTGAAATAAATTCCTCATACATTCCTCCCTTTGGATTTACTAAGTGGCATTCATCAATGATAATGTGTTCCAGTCCCTCAAAAAGATGCTTTTTATTAATGATGCTGCCGATTGTACAGAAAGTAATATTATCTACTTTTTTTTGTCCTGCAGAAGCAGAATAAATGGAAGCCTTAAAACCTTGACTGATATACTTTGCGAAATTCTGTTCCAGGATTTCCTTAGAAGGCTGTAGGATCACCGTCTTTCCGGTCAAAGGAGCAAGCATATTTGCTATGACCACAGATTTACCTGCTCCGGTTGTAAGGATAAGAAGAACATTCTTTTTTGAGTTTCCCTGAAAATATTTTATGCCAGCTTCAACCGCTTCTTTTTGATATGGCCTCAATGTGAACTTTGGCTTTTCAGCGATTGTAAATAAATTTGGCGCGTTTTCTTTAACGATTTCAGCTATTGACATTTTAAACTATTTGTTTTATTGAGTTGTAAGATTTTTTGATTTCTTGAATGTTTTCTTCGAAATATTTATCAAAGGAATCTTTGCCCCCGAAAATCTCATCTAATCTTTCTGAAATTTGACCTGATGGATTTAACCAACTATCTTCTTTACATTCAATAGGTGAATAAATTGCAATCAAATGTGCAGAAGATTGAAAATGGACACACATTGCAGCATAAGCTGTAAGTTTGTTTTTTGCCTGTAATGAATATTTTGAAGACATTGCTCCATATTCGTATTGTATTAAAGTTTCTTTAGACATACTAATCTATTTTTGCATTTTCAAAATCTTCATCACCATCATCTTCTGAAGGAAATTCCATTGACAGCTGCTCGTATTGCGGAGCCGTTTTTCCGTTCATGTAAGCTTCGACTTGCTCTATCACAATTTTCAAGTAATTATTAAGTTCTTCTATGTAGAGATAATTACTATTGTCAAGCTTTATTTTTGGAGTAGTAAATCCAATTACTCCGTAGGTAACAGTTTTGGATCCGGTAAGAATTACAGATCTGTTTTCATCACTTCCAGTAATTTTAAAAGCTGTAACACCATAATTTTCTAAACTCTCATGAGCTTCAAGTTCTGAAAGAGGAGTTTGATTATTGGACCAGTGGAAGAGTCCATCAATATGAGCCAGAAAAACATCTAACTTTTTAAAAGCTTCTAACATATCATCGTGTACGATATGAACTCCTTTTCGGGACAATTCATCACCTTTCATAAGGCCGACTAATAACTCATAAGAGTACGTTAGGAAGTGATCTTTTAGCGATGCAGATTTGATTTCAATCTGCTTTTCTTCTTGGTTTGCGAAATCAACTAATTTTTCAAGCTGATCAGAGTTAACTTCAATTACTTTCATAAATATTTATTTTGCTTCAAAATCATTTAATTCAACACGCTTTTCTAAGCGGTTAACTTTTTTAGCGATCATTTCCTCAACTTTTAATCCCAAAAGGGGATTAATCATTTCCATTTGTTCAATCATGATCTTCACATCAGCTACTTCTTCCACAAGGTTTTTGAAACTTTCCTCATTATTATTTCTGATATGTTTGCGAACTGCTAAAGCCAATTCTGTGGCTTCTTCCTGTGCCATCTCATATTGAGCTCTTACGCCCCACTTTTCGATAGCTTTTAAATAAATTTCATGTCTTGCCATACTGTTCTTTAATTTTTATTATTTTATCTATTAATGGTAGGTTTGAAAGTTCATTATTGCATTTTTCATGCATGAGAACCATATTCGGAAGAGCATTTCTTCCACCTCTGGAAAGAGCTAATAAATGTTCCAGCGTAATGTCGTCGCCAAGTTTTTTATTACAGAAGAAACACAGATCACCGTCACGTTCTAAAATCTGGGCTTTTTCCTTTTTGTAGCTCGACTTTCTTCCGACATTTGGAGGATAGCCATCCCATTTTTTATTTTCTTTAAAAAACCGGATTGCTCTCGCTGTATATTTATTTGATGTTTTACCACTTTTGTAAACTATTCCTATGATTCTGCCTTTAAATTTTAGGGCTTCATATTCGTTGGTAGTTGGTAGAATGTCGCAACCACCTTGCTCTAACCATTTTCTGAATTTTTGTATATCTAAATCCATCTAATCAAGGTCTTTAATATTGCATGGAAATCGGTAACCATTTTCTCTCTCACAGATCACCGCATTTCCGCTAATCCCGATGATCTTTATTTTTTCACCTTTTTTGGCCCAGAAGCTCTTGGCGAATTTTGCATCTTTGTTGAGAGTTTTTATGTCACCTTCTTTCACATTTCAATTTTTAATTGTTCGTTTGGTTCAGGAAGGACGATGTTGAAAAAGTCCTTTGCGAATTGTCTAATTTTTTGTTTGAATTCGAACTCCCATTCGTAAGTATTGAGCTTTGTAGATGATTGAGGAACTCTCACAAAAAGTCCAGTATCTTCATTTATCTTTTCTTCGTAGTTGCAGTTCATCTTAATAAGATCATGGACATCTTCAGCTGACATTATCTCTCCCCATGTATCAAGTACACCTCTCTGCAGAATAGGAATCCATACTTTCCAGTAAAAACTATTTTGTCCGTTGGAACGTTTTTTATATTTCCTTTTAAATATGAGAGTGATTTCTTTGCCTTCGAATTGTTGTACCGCCTTCTTTATGAAATCATTATTCTGCCGGAACTTTCCATCACGAATGAGAGTTTCGATTTCAATAGATTTCATAATTATTCGTCTTGAAAAATTGTCATATCAAATCCTGCAGCCCATTGTGGTTTATAAAGGATGTTTTTGCTCTTGAAATAATCGTACGATCTGTCAAAGGCTCTTTCATTTACCATTTTATTCAGACGCATCATATAGTACTCGAATTTTCGTTTACAGTAATCTATATAACCTACCTCAACCTCCGGAACCGAATAGTTGAATTTATCATCGTACAGTACATACTTAAATTTTGGATTTGTGGAAAGTCCCAGAATTTCCAAACCTGTTGCGTAAACTCCGATCTGCATTTCATAGTCGTATTTTTCAATCTCCCATTTGAATTTATCAGGGTTTAGTTGCGATACGAATTTGAAATCATGAAAAAGAGTAGGCGACCAAGTGTCAAGAATCGCAACGAATTTCCAACCCATATATTCAAACCTGATCTTCTTTTGAAATTCTTCGCAAACACATAACTCATCTGCAACGTCTGGAGCATTTTTTAGATGATCAGAAATTTTTACAGCTTTATCATATTCCTCCTGAGTAACGCAATCCTTTCCACTTAGAAGCGCTCTGCAGTATGCCTTCAGATGTAAAACATTTTCAATCTTTCCGGATTTATAATTGTCTTTAAATGCCTGCTCAAAAACTTTATCAAAATCAGTTGCAAGATCTAATGGGTGAGCGTTCATAATATCATTTACCATTTCTTCCTGATTTCCTTTTGATGGTCCCTTTGAAAGGATTGCAAATTTTTCATGGAATTTGTGATCTTCCAAAACAAGGCAGTCAACCAAGCTTCCGAAATTCATTCCTGCATTTTTACTTTTCGGTTTAAGTAAAGCACTCATAAAATTTATAGGACTATCAAGATTTTTTAATTTGGAGTAAGACATTGAAATGTCTCTCGTAATTAATCTTTCTATTAAAATCTCTCGCTCAGATCTATTATCCGGTTGCTCAATAGGAGCGATATTTACTGCTTCCTGTTCTTGAGCTTCTATTGCTGAATTTTTCATTGCTCCCATAACTATTGAATTTGAAATTTGGTTTTAAGAAGTTCTACGGTTTTGTTTGCTAACCTGTATTTTTTCTGAATTGCTGCCAATGATGGTTTTTTCTCTCCGGCTTTTATGGCTGCTTCCATATTTTTCCAGTTCTCATCATTCTCATTTAGATATGGCAGAGTTTTATTTTGTTGAGCAGGAGTATTGGCAGGTTTATTTTCTGGAGTTTGAGCTGGAGAAGTATTTTGAGGTTTTTCATCATCAACTTTTTTTCTCAACTCATTATCAATATCATCTTCGTCTGTTGGAATATGGAAGAACTTTAAGAAGAAATATCTTTCAGCGTAGGTAAGAGCGGAACCAAGACCTTTCTCCCATTCATTCTGGCCATTTGCGCCGAATAAATTTTCGTCTTTCTCGCCAGTTTCTACATCAACCCACGTGAAGCGCATCATTACTTTAGAAAGAATTTCAGCTTTAGGTTTTTGATATTCTACTTTAGTATTTTGACCATTTATATTTTCCCATTTAGTGGCCTTTGTAGTGTAATCCTGTCGATCATTTTCGATGGATAATATTTCTTGTTTAAGAATTAAGCCCAATTCGTTCATTAAGGGACGGATAAATTCTAAAACTTTGGCACCAGATACATATTCATAACCAAAAGAGTCGGAGCCTGATCTTTTATCTTTACCAAATCCATTGATTTTACATTGAATTTGATGGAGTTTTTTATAGATTGACATTTTCAAGGTGTGTTTTGAAGTTTTGTAATTCTGTGATAGCATTTCCAAGCTTTTCAATCATTTCCTTTTTGCCTTCAGGATTATTTATCTGATTATGCCATCTAATTGATCCGTGACAATCTGAAAGTCTCGCGATGGCTTTTCCATCTTCGTAAATTTTACAATGAATAGCACTCATGGAATCGATGCTGTCTGGTGCTATGAAAGATTTTTTATTGTAGCTCATTTTAATAGAATTTTCCTTTATACCAGTATTGTTTGAAATATCTTCGAGAGTTGACATTGAGAAATGTTACTTTTTCCCCGAATATCATTGCGATCATTCTTTTCATAATTATTAAGCTGTTTTGGAAAATTGAGATCTTAATTTTAGAATGTCATTCATCTGTTTAGCGTAGTATTTAGCTTTATCTTTATCATCAGTCCAGACTGAATGTGTATTTGAGGAAAATACCTTTTCAGGAATAAACTGATCTTTATTTATTAGATATAAAGTGCCTTCTGTTTTAGTTCCCCATACTGCATCAATACCACTTACAAAGAGTGCTTTTTCGCCGACACATAAAACTTTTTGTTCAGTAACCTGTGCTTCCTGAGTAGAGAAATTAATTCCTACATCATAAACTGTTTGTTCTACTTTGTAACTCATAATTTTAAATTCTACCATATCCGTAATTAGCCCATAATTCACTCTGTTCTGCCAAGTATTCTCTATGAGATTGAATACTTCTCTCTTCAGCGCCGAGCTGATCTTCTCTGAAAGCGTCAAGTTCTCTCTCTAAATCCTTTCCAACTGAACAAATCTTTTCATCCTCACGATAAAGGCAGTATGTACCAACATTTGTCATTTTAATCGTCCAAAATGCATTGCTATCATCCAAGAATAATCCGAACCAATTATTTATTTTAACATTTTCGTCTACTTCAAAATCGATGAATTCTAAGTTGTTTGCTAATTGAACTGCTTTTCTGAAATCTTTTTCAGTTGGAGAGTTTGTAAATTGTTTTTTGTTTTGTACTTTTGTGTCCATTACTGTTTGACTTTTTTAGGTTAAACTTTCGCCGTCTGTTACCGCAGATGGCTTTTTTATTTTCTTTTGTGGAAAGCTTTTCTGGCTTCCTCTTTTATTTGTTCTGCTTTAGTTTTTTTCAACTTCCCTGGGGTAGTTCCTACGCTACCCCGAGAAGTATTCATTTCAGCTTTAACAAAGGCAGATAATGTTTCTATTTTATCAAGTGCGGAGAGAATGACTACCGCTCTTTCTGGGCTAATTTCTCCTATCATATCATGTAATTATTTCTGATTCAAATATTTGTTCATCTTTCCATTCAGTGTGTTTTTTAAATGACTCAATGAAAAAATAATTTTCAAGCGTCTTTGAATTTCTGTATGCAGCCAGATATAGCGCTGATTCTCTCATCCCTATTTCTGATGCAATAGTTACTCTTAAATCATAATCATCTTGAATTTTACGGGAAACCGTAGTTTTGATTTTTCTGTTATTCACTATATTTGTTTGCTCTTTCATTTTGAAATTTCTTTTTGTAATATCAATTTGATATAGCAAAAGTAACAA